CAGCGGAATGCGATGGCGATGCGCCAAGAGCGGGAAAAGGAGCAGCGCGTCGGCAGCCTGAGCCAGATGCTGTCGCAACTGGCGGCATCGGGAGAGACGCCCGCCAGCCTTCGCCAGATGGGCCAAGCTCTGGTGTCGTCGCAGATGCCCGAGTTCATGACCAAGGGCATGACGCTGATTCAGCGTGCGGGTGAGCTTGAGCAGGCGCTGCGGCAGCAGGAGCGCGACGAAGCGTCAATGGCGCGCATTTTGGGGGAAGAAACATCTTCCGGCGTCAGTGTTCCTGCGGCACCTGCTGGTGGTGTTGCTCCTGCGGCATCGGTTGCACCATCTGCTGCGCCTGCAGTTGCGCAGAACGCGATGGCGCCATCTGCGCCAGCCGCAAACGCGATGTTGCCAGAACTGCGACAGTCAGACATGATTCAAGGTGGCGCGGCAGGAACTGCGACTACCTCTGCTGTTGGCAGAGGCGTGGGCGCGCCTATGCTGACTCAATTTATGCCACCGATGCCGCCGCGCACGGAATATGATGAGGCGACGGCAAGAATAGATGCCATGCGTCGCAGCATCTCACTGCAGATAACAAGGGCGCAAGACCCAGGACTTACAGAGCAGGAAAGACTGCAGGCAAGAGAAATTGCAACTCTGCAATCTACGGAACTGCAAAAGGCACAACAAACGATTGGCAACTATCTTGCCAACATGGGTGAGGCCGACTTGCCTGGCGGACTGATTGAGCCCGCTCAAGTTCCCGTTCGGCTGCAAATGCCGCCAGAACTAGCTCCCGCCGCCGCACCGCAACCAGAGCCGGCGCCCGTTGTCACGCCTCGCGCCTCTGCCGCCGCTGGCACGCAAGTTGCCGGCCCGATGGTTGCCGGCGCGGCGCCAGATGCAAACCAAACCGAGATCAACCGTTTGGAAGCGCGGAGAGAGCGTGTTCGCACGGGGGACTTGAGCGCCGCCCGAAAGAAAGACGAAATCGCAGAGATTGACAGGAAGCTGGGGATTTTGCGCGGCGGCGACAAAGATCAAGTGCGCAGCAGAATGCGCGCCATTGGCTTGCCGGAAACGCGCGAAGGCTTTTCAGAATACTTCCGCATGTCGCAACCCCAACTCGGCGTTGCAGAACAAAGACTGGAACTTGACAGACAGCGCATGGACATAGACCGCCGGCGCTTCGAGGTAGCTCAGGCCAAAAACGAAGCCGACGCGCGTGCAGCGCAGCGCAATCTTTCGCTTGCGGAGCGGAAGTACGAACTGTCGATTCGGCAGTTTGAACTGCAAAGTGATCCTGAGTATCAAGCTCGTATTGCAGCAGCAAGAACTACGGCAAACGAAACTGCCAAGAGCGATGTGGCGGCCTTGAGAGAAGGGCCTTCCGCTATTGAGCAGGGTAAAACAGCCATGAGCGTACTTGATCGCATGGTTGGGAACCCCGAGGGCAAGGGCGCAGAAAGAAATCCACATCCTGGTTTCCAAGGAGTTGTGGGCATGACGTGGACGCCCGGCATGCGGCTTGTTCCTGGCACGCCAGAAGCTGACTTTGACGCCATGCTTGAGCAAGTGCGTGGCGGCGCTTTTCTTGAGGCTTACGAAAGACTGCGCGGAGCCGCCGGCATTACGGAAATTGAGGGCGTCAAGGGCACGCAAGCAATTACGCGAATGGGAAGGTCAATATCGGAGGCAGAATTCATGAAAGCTGCCGACGAATTTAGGACCGCTTTGAAAACCGCGCTTGACCGCGCCAACAAACGTTTGACTGAAGCTCGCTCCAAGACGCAAGCACAAGCACCTGCTGGCGCCGGAACGCAACCGCCTGCGGCGCCGGCTCCGGGCGTTGACCGCAACAATCCGCTTCTCAAGTGAGGTCAATCCATGCCATCACTGCTTGAGATCCTGCGCGACCCCAACTACATCTCGGCTAACGAGGAAACCAAAAGGGCAATCTTTGAACGCTGGGCTCCGCAAGACCCAAATTACAGCAACGCAAACGCTGAAACGCAGTCAGCCATTCGACAGCGTTTCGGCATAACGGCTGCGCCGGTAAAACCATCTGCACCGCCGGGGCAAATCCCGGGCGCTGGCCAGTATCCAGCGCCTCCAGAAGCGCCAGTCCCTGTAGGCAGGCGGCTGGCACAGGGATTTCGCCAAAACGTCAGAGACATTGCCAGAGTGGCGCAGCCCTCTGCAGAGGCGTTGGCAGCCGCTGGCGGTGCTATCAGGGGCGGCGCGGCAATGGCCCCCGCCGGGCCTGTTGCTGCCGCAGGCGGCGCGCTTGTTGGTGGCCTGACAGGCTTTCTCGGGGCTCGCGCCGGGTCTGAATTGCTGCAGGGCCAGCAACCTGACTTGCGTGCCGGGGCGCAGGAATACGCTCTGGGCGAGATGCTTGGCCAAGGGCTCGGCACAGCAGTGAAGCTGGGGGCGCGAGCGGCTGATACCCTGCGTTCGTCGGCCCAACGAAGCGCCGCCAACGTTGCCCGCCAAGCCGCAGGCGATCAGTTGGGTGCCATCAAAGCCGGCCTGTCCGCAGCCGAACCGGGCGCCTCTCCGGCGCAAGCAACCGCAGAGATTCCGCGCCAAGCGTGGCAGTCGCTGCTGGCCTTTGAACCTACGGACTTCTCTGCGCAACTTGCCCGCACCCGGCGTGCGCTGGCCGAGGAAGAACTGGCTCGCATGGCGGGCGGGCGGTCGCAGACGGAAGCGATGCGAACGCAGGAACAAGCGCAACAGACGCTGAATGCGTTGGTTGCGCCCATGCGTGAGACGGAACTTGGTGCGGCCAACCAAGCGGCAGAAACACTTTTGCGGCTTGGCCCGCAGGCCCAGGCTCGGCAGCAGTCAATGGTTTCGGCGCTGCAGCAAGCTGGTCGCACCGGAACAGAGGCGGCCCAACGCGCGGAAGCTGCGACGCAGCAAATGCAACGTGCAGTACAACCTGGACGCATTCCAACAGTTAGCGCGACTCAAGCCGCCAGAGCTCAGGGCGCAGCAGCAAATCAGTGGCAAGAAACGTCAGATACATTTTCTGAGATTGCCAAACAACGCCGTGTTGAACGGGATTTCATTGAACGCCAGATTGGCAGCTTAGAGGCTTACGGCCTGAAGCCGCTGAGCATTGATCCGTTGCTGGGGTCAATTGATCGCGCACTGAACACACCTGGACTCCGCGCCAGCACTGATCTGACGCGCGTCATGGGGCTTGTGCGAGATGATCTTGTGAATCTTGCGCAACGCAATAACGGCATCATCGACGCTCACGACCTTTACACCATTCGCAAAGAAGGTGTGGCGCAGCGCGTGCGAGACGTTTTGAAGGTTGACGACCCGAAGGCTGGTGCAAAGCTGACGGCATCAGTGCTGGACAAGTTGCGCCCCGTGATTGACAACGCTATTGAGGCCGCGGCGGGCGGCCCCGGTTGGCGCCAGTACCTTCAGACCTACAGCCAAGGAATGGACGTCATTGCGCAAAAACAGATGGCGGCGCAGGCGCTGGAGATGTTTAAGGACAGCCCGCAGCAATTCGTCAAACTTGTCCGCGGCGACAACAAAGACGCCGTAGAGGCAATTTTTGGCCCTGGCCGCTACGACATTTTCAAAGAAATGTCGTCGCAGATGCCCACGCTGGACAGGCTAGCGCGGCAGGTTGAGCTGGACAAGCGCGCCGCAGAACTTGCCGAAGGCGGCAAGAAAGACCTTGCCTTGATTCTGGAGGCCAATAGATCAAAGCTGCGCTTGCCCAACTGGTTTCAGCCTGCCATCACGGCGACGAACCTCAGCCTTGCCAGCGCGAACAAGCGGCTGGACAAGAAAACCGTTGAGTTGTTGCGAAAGGCCGCAGAAACCAACCAGAGCATGCTTGACCTACTGAACGGCCTGCCAGAAAAAGAGCGCCGCAAGCTGTTGGACATCGTGATCGACACCCAACGCCGCACTGGCGAGGCCAAGCGCGCTGCCGCAGTCGGCACGGTGGGTGAGGTTGAGCGGCAGCGTAACGCCCTCTCCGAGCAACCCGTCAATGCTCTCACAGAATGACCCCCCGCCCAGCCCGCCACATCATCGCCTGGTTCCTGCGCCGCTTCGGCTTCGCAGGCGTGGCGCTGGCGCCGTGGGGGATTTACATCCTGCCGGAGCATCTGGCGAACCAGCGTCTGACTAGGCACGAAATCGCCCACTGGCGGCAATACCAGCGCATGGGCCTTCTGCGATACTACGTCACGTACCTGTGGGGCTTGGTGCGCCACGGATACCGCAACCATCCAATGGAACTTGAAGCCCGTGCGGCCGAACATCAGCCATGAGCCTGACGATGCAACAGAAAGCCGACATCGCCGCCGAAGCCGCTAAGGCTTCGCCTCCAGTTGCCGTCGTGGGCGCCACCGTAGCGGGGATGCCGATCAATGACCTGGTGCTGTGGGTGACGCTGATCTACCTGGTGCTGCAGATCGGCTTCCTGCTGTATCGCTGGGGCAAGATGCACTTCCAGCGCGCGCCGGATACTGAATGAAAGCCCGCATCGTCATCGGCGCCCTGACGCTCTCTGCGTCCGCTTTGGTCGGTATTGCCGTCCATGAGGGCTACCGTGGCGAGGCGTACCGCCCCGTCCCCGGCGACGTTCCGACCATCGGATTCGGCACCACTGCCGGCGTGAAACCCGGCGACCGCATCGAACCCGTGCAGGCGCTGGTGCGCAAGCTGCAGGACGTGCAACGCTTCGAGGGCGCCCTGCGCCAGTGCGTGCGCGTGCCGCTGCATCAGCACGAATACGACGCTTTCCTGAGCCTGGCGTACAACATCGGCCCGGGCGCGTTCTGCGGCTCGACGCTGGTGCGCCGGCTGAACGCGGGCGATTACGCCGGGGCCTGCGCCGAGATCCTGCGCTGGGATCGCTTCCGTGGTGAGCCCCTGCGTGGCCTGACTCTGCGCCGGCAGGCTGAGAACCGGCAGTGCTTGGGCCAATGATCTACCGCCCCGTCGCCTACGCTCTGGGTGCTGCCTGCATCGGCCTGGTGGTGCTGTCGGGCATGTTGCTGTGGGAGCTGCGCGGCGCCGAGATCACACTGGCCCGAGAACGCGCAGAACGGGCTCAGGAGCGCGAGAAACTGGTGGCCGAGGCCCTTGCCGCCAGCGAAGCCGCGCGAGCCCTGGAGGCCCGCTGGCGAGCCCAGCACACGGAGGTGCAGACCGATGCCCAGAACCGAATCCGCGCTGCGGCCGCTGACGCTGCCCGCGCTCGCAGTGCTGCTGACAGCCTGCAGCGCCGCGCCGAAGTCATCGCCGCCCAGTGCGCCAATCCCCAGCGCGACGGCGCCGGCCCTGCC